GTACTATTGGAGGTTCGAATCCTTCTTCACACACCAAGTTATGGCGGATACTTTCCACATGGTTGTGGAGAGCATTCGGTTTAGAATGTTTACAGCAAATAATTTAACAGGTTCGACTCCTGTATCCGCCGCCTAATTTGCCCTATTAGTTAAATGGTAGAACATCGGTTTTGTAATCCGAGGATGGCAGTTCGATTCTGTCATAGGGCACCAGAGCCTCTCCCTTGCATATGGAGTATAATAGGACAAGTAGTATGCAACGTTTACAGACCCCCGCCTTTCCAGTTGTGCGGCGAACAACTTGGATGGAATTCACTTTTGCAGATCGCATATTCTGCAATTATAAATAAAAATATGCGGGTATGATGTAATGGTAACCTGAAACCTTGCCAAGGTTTATTCGCGAGTTCGATTCTCGCTACCCGCTCCATTTATTTTGACAATGCGTCGATGAATTTAAGGATGTCGCCGTATGTTTTCAAATGATTCATCCAGTTATCCATGTTAGTAGCTAGACCACCACTATTGAATGAGAACATCTTCGGAGTTTGTTTGTACATATGTGGATGGTTAACTTCTGGTATTAGCTTTTCCAAGTTAATTAGATAGTACCCTGAACAATCAACGATAACTTCACCTTTTTTTGTAGTATCTGGCCAACCCTGGCGGTAATCACTAGCAGCAGCCAAAAGTTCATTTGCATCTTTTGCAAATTTTCCGTTGCTTAGTTCTGCAGAACCTAGGTCTATAATATTTTGACTCCAGAAGAGTTTGGCATCGGCAGGCGGTACTATGATATTAGCATCACCCCATCCCCATGTCTTGAAATAATATGGCGGATGCATTGTTGCAAATGCTGGATTGGATACTCCTAGAGACTGTAGAATTTTTTCCTGTGTGCTTGCAACAGTATCCGTTGATCTAACATCGCTCAGGTTTCTACCGTGATTCGATACATAATGTATGGGTGCTTCTACTTCTATGTCAAACATTCTGTATAGAATAGGTTTGTTGGCCAGAGGCTGTAGAATAGAGCGCAGTCTTTCACGCATACCTAGTACTTTGCGCTGGCTATCAGCAGAGCGCACATGTAATTCGGAGAGTATTTCTTTGATTAACATAGTTTTAGTGATTTTTTATATTTAGCAAGTTTTAGGATACATTCAGCAAATATTACTATCCAAGCAGTATGTCGTAGGTTCGAATCCTACCAGTCCTCTAGGGGATTGTAGCTCAGTTGGTAGAGCGACCGCCATAAAGTAACGTATCCTGTTTTTTTAGACCATTAGGTTCTTTTCAGCAATCAAAATTATCTTTCTGTAAAAAAGGAGGTCTGGGTTCGAATCCCAGCTCGGAGTTGGTCTTCCGATGTGGTGTAATGGTAGCACTTAAAAAGAGAACCTGTTTTCTATGGTGTTAGTAGTGTAGTGGTCTGCACCCCGTGCTGTGAACGCGGTAGTATGGGATCGTTCCCCATCTAGCACCCCAATTAAGGAGAATGTAATGTTAACACCTTGGATTCAAAATGTGTCACTTGCTGACATCAAAAAAGGTCATCATATTGAGGCAGGTATTAACAGTATGTTGATCCAAATTGTTGACCCAGATATGGACTTTCCAATTCCGGCAAAACAGTTTAAAGAAACTCATCAGTTTAAATTCCTGGATTTGGAAAAGACTGATGATTGTATTAATGACAAATGGAAAATTTCTGATGCACAAGCTGAAAAACTTGTGGCTCTTTTGCAACATGCTCTTGACAACCAGATGACAGTTGTAGTACACTGTCATGCAGGCGTATGTAGAAGTGGTGCAGTTGCAGAAGTTGGAACTATAATGGGTTTCAGAGATGCAGAAGCTTTCCGCAGTCCTAACTTGTTAGTTAAGCACAAGATGATGAAAGTCTTAGGTTTAACATACGATGAGAAAGAGCCGCATACAATTAATGGCATCATTGTTCCAGAAGATTGGAATAACGATAATGAAAAAGTTTTCACATTAGCAACGGCTAAACGTGAGTTTAGAGAAAGAGAAGGTGACATATGAGTATGTACAATATGTTGTTTGGTGTAAATCCCGATACCAATCAATTAATGGAAATCTTAGGAAAGACTCCAGGCGACTTTGGTCGTTTCCGTAATGTCTATATGGAAGATGGGTACATCATTGTGCATACACGTAATGGTGGCGGTAACCGTGAAGACTACGAAGATGTGTTTGATGAAATGTCAGACCACCCTTGGTATAGTCACGATGAAGATGATAGCTTTGATTGCACATACGCTAACATCTACTTCAAGGTTCCAGAGAGTCACGAAGATTTTATGGCAATTCGCAACCTCAACCCAGGTAAGAGTCCAAGTAAGCAATGGGGTGAATTGCTTGCTACAATGGAAGCATTGAAAAAGTAAAGGAAAAGAAATGAGAACATGGGTTACAAGTGACTTACATTTTGGTCACAAGAACATCATGAAGTTCTGCCCTGTGACCCGTGCGCGATTTCGCGATGACGTCAGCTATATGAACAATGAAATGGTAAACGAATGGAATGCTCGAGTGCAGACAGAAGATACCGTTTACATTTTAGGTGACGTTGCGTTCATGTCCGGTAGCGATGCAGGACGAATGATTAACAGATTGAATGGTACTAAGATCTTAATCGAAGGAAACCATGATCGCAAAACATTACAGGATGCTACATTCCGTAGTGCGTTTGCAGAAGTACACAAGTACTTGGATATTACATATAACGGTCACAAGATTGTTATGTTCCACTATCCAATTGCTGAGTGGGATCAAATGCACAGAGGTGCTTTACACTTGTACGGTCACTTACACGGTGGCACAAGTGGATTAGAAAAGTATCGTGCGTTTGACGTAGGCATGGATTCTACAGGTGAGATTTGTGTATCAATGGAATACGTAATCAATCGTATCAAAGACAACGAAATCAAAGGACACCACGTATGATAGACATTGTAGAAAAGGCTCGTATATTTGCAACTGCGGCACATGCAGCAGCGGCTCAACTTCGTAAGTACACGAACGAGCCCTACATTGTCCATCCTGCAGAAGTGTTTAGTATCGTAAGCACAGTTGACGGAGCCACATCAGAAATGATGGCGGCTGCTTGGTTACATGATGTTGTAGAAGACACAGGAGTTACCATTGAAGTTATTCGAGACATGTTTGGCGAAAAAGTCGCAGAGTTGGTTGGATGGCTTACAGACGTATCCCGTCCGGAACAAGGCAATCGTGCAGTCCGCAAAGCAATTGACAGGGCGCACACAGCAATGGCACCAGCAGAAGCGCAAACAATCAAACTGGCAGACTTAATTAGTAACTGTACAAGTATTGTTGAACACGATGCTAACTTTGCTAAGACTTACTTAGAGGAAAAGCGATTGCTTCTCGAAGTACTTACAAAGGGTAACCGAGTGTTGTGGGAACGTGCTAACGAGATCGTGTCAAAATGACAACACATACTCCGTGTTATAAAGGTTGGAAACTAGAGGACGGCAATACCGCAGGTCGGTGTTGCTGTTCTTGTAGATACCAAAAGCCTATTGTTGGGCATCCTTGGAATAAAAATTCATTTACAAAAACATCAATTGGCACTATAATTGGTTATGGTTGCAATATGCCAGAAATTGAAAGAACTGTGTTTTTTGAATTTGAACATGGAATGTGCGAACTACACGAATTTAAGAATAACGTTTACCAACTGAAAAGAGTAAAGTAATGTTTAAAGACAAGTTGAAAGAGTACGTAGCGACCAGCGGCTTGGTTAACATGAAAGAAGCTGGTGACGGTATCTACGTTCTAAAGTACAAGAAAAAAGTGTTCTACGATAATTTGTGGAACGAATACATTGCCGAATGCCGTGGATCTGTTGTAGATAAGGATTTCAACCTAGTTGCATACCCATTTACAAAGATCTACAACTATGGAATTGAAAAGGAAGCACCTGTCCTATCTGATGATACTAAGGTAACTGCTTTTCGTAAAGTAAATGGTTTCATGGTAGCTTGTACTTGGTACAATGGCGATGTGTTAGTGTCTACAACTGGTAGCACAGATAGCCCATACGTTGACATGGCAAAAGAAATGATGCTGACTCACATGTCTTGGGCTGATTGGCAAATGGCACTAGCTAACGAAGAATGCCAAGGCATGACTTTTATGTTTGAGTGCGTTCATCCTAATGATCCACATATTGTTCCTGAAAAGGCTGGTATGTATATCCTAGGTTTCCGTGCAAACGTGTGGAATAGTAAAGTAGGACATGATCCTTTCTTTCTAAAGGAATTAGCACACATGTTCAATTGTCATAGTCCAGAAAGTGTAACAACTAACATGGTACGACTAAAAGAACTAGCTAAGGAATGTAAGCACGAAGGTTACGTATTCTACACAGATGAAGGTGTGAGTGCTAAGATCAAATCGCCATACTACTTAACTTCGAAGTGGGTTGCTCGCAATCCACGTACAGATAAGCTAGTAGACTTGAACAAGGACATTAAGCATAACATCGATGAAGAGTACTACGGACTTATTGATGCAATCCGTGCTAACATTGTTGAATACACGG